CTGCTCATTCAGCAATTACCAACAATTATCTTGGTCAAGGATCGCTATTTAATATACAATCTGCAGATATTAGCAGATCTCGTCATTATTATGGTTCTGGAACAATATTTGCAATCAATGGTGTTGCAGAATCGTTTGGTGCAAATCCACCAGAACAAATTCTACCAATCAATCTTAATGGTTTTGCTAGCACTTCGTTTACTCCAAATTGGAATTCGTTTGGAACAATACGTGTAGAATCTGAACAGGCGTATGTAATTACCACAAATGCTTATTCTGGATTTGGTCGTCTATTTGAGATATCTAGTAAGGAAGAAAGGAGAACTTACTCTTACAATACTTCTTCGGTTGTTGAATACGCTCATCTTGATTATGGTTTAGTATCAAATAATCATACAACCAGTTATGATTACGAAGGAATTCTCAACAATCCTTCAATTACTGATGATTATGAGTACATTATTCCTAACATCACCAGATACCCATTTGGCGATTTCAATGTATTTGGAGCATCTAAAACTAACTTCTCCCTACTGCAAATTGGGGGCGGAGTTATTGGTCCTATTACAGGAGAAATTATTGTTAGATTCCCACCATTCCACGCTGGTGAAGGAGTTCTATTCGGACTTGGAGGATCTGCAGAATCTGCATCTGTTTCTTATCCATCAGATACCAATATATTCAAGATTACTGGATCTGCCACAGAACTTGTTGGATTTGCATCTGCTTCTACATTAAAAATTAGTATATTTGGAGAAGGGCAAGAAACAATTCGCAATGCCTCAGAACGCTTTGTTATTATTGATATCTTTGGATCTGCTAAAGAAACACATACCGAATCTTATATTGGTTCTGGTCGTATATTTGCGTTTGCTGGTGCAGCAGAAGCAGTTGGTTTTGATGAAGATATTATTGCTGCCAATATTAAGATTTCTGGCACAGGCACAGAAAGAACCTCCGCATTCGTACCTGTTCAAGGAGGTATTCTATTTGGAATTGGCGGAGCGTCTGAATCTTCTACAACTGCAGAGACCAAACTTGCAAATATCATTCTATCTGGAGAAGCAAAAACCAGAAGAATTCCAAACTTTAATGGTTCTGGATCTATTAAATCTCTATCTGGTGCCGCAATTGCTGCTGCCTATAGTCCAGACGAAGAACAAGTTCTTATCAACCTCAAAGGATTTGCAAGGCAGACGTTTACATCGAGAAATATTGGAACTGGTGCTCTACAAATATTTGGAGAAGATTCTACTTCAATCCTCACGTTTGTTGAGAAACCAACAGTTGAGATTGATATATTTGGAGAAGCAAAAACTAATAGAGTTCCAAACTTTAATGGTTCTGGATCTATTAAATCTCTATCTGGTGCCGCAATTGCTGCTGCTTACAGTCCAGACGAAGAACAAGTTCTTCTTGCCTTTAGTGGAGTTGCAAGACAAACATTTACATCGACAAATATTGGAGATGCTTCTCTACGAATACTTGGAGAAGATGCCACCCCAATCCTTACATTTGCAGAACAATCTACTGTCAGAATATTTGTTTCTGGGCAAGCAGGAGAGCGTTTCGTACCAAATTGGAACGGATTTGGCACACTATTTGCCTTTGATGGTGCAGCAGAATCTTTCGGAGTCAATCCTCCAGATCAAACGACAGATCTTAAATTCTCTGGATTTGCATCAGAATCGTTCTCTTATGGAAATTATGATGGTCTCTCAGACATTAAACTATTTGGCGAGATTGAAATTCCAATCCGCACATTTGCTGAGCAGCCAACTGTTGAAATTGATATATTTGGAACAGTAATTGAAAGTAATACAGAATCTTATGCTGGTTCTGGATCAATCTTTGCGATCTCTGGTGCTGCAGAATCTGTGGGGTATGTTATACCCGAGATTACAACAGACATTAAACTATCTGGTGACCTTGTTGAATCTGTTGGATTTAGAGAAGTTGGTTCTGGATTCATTACCAATATTTCTGGAACAACATCTCCAGAAATTCTTACGTTTGCTGAACAACCAATTGTTGAGATTAATGTATTTGGAGTTGGAAAAACTAACTTCTCCTTACTCCATATTGGTTCTGGTTCCATATTCTCTGTTGGTGGGGCAGCAGAAGCAACTTCTGTCAATCCTCCAGACATCACAACAGATATTCAGATTTCTGGATCTAGAGAATCTGAAAGAATTAGTCGTTCAGAAATTGGATCTGGATTTACCACCGTATATGGTAATGTCTTTGATGTACGATTCATTCCAAACTTCAATGGATCTGGAACAATTTACATTGATACAACAACTTCCTATAGCGAAACCGACACTTACATTGGATCTGGTTCTATATTTGCAGTCGAAGGAGCAGCAGAATCTCTCACTGTTAATCCAGATGAAAGACAAATTCTATTCTCCTTTGTTGGTAAAGCACAGGAGCGCATCGCAAATTCGGAAGTTAAAACTGTTGAACTTGATATTACTGGAGAAGTTTCTAATGTTCATATCGTTAGATTTGAACGTGGAGATGGATTTATTAAGGCATCTGGTATTGGCAAAACCAACTTCTCCTTACGCCACATTGGTTCAGGATTTATTTCCAATCTATCTGGTGCTGCAGAATCTGTCTCTTACAATCCACTTGAAGAGCAACTTCTCTTCTCGTTCAAAGGATTTGTTGTTGAAAGACATACCGAATCTTACTTTGGCAAAGGAATTCTATATGGGGTTTCTGGTGCATCAGAATCTACAGCAGTCGTACCAGAAACCCAAGTTTCTACGAGCGAAGCACAGAATCTATTCAGATTTGCAGGTAATGATGTAGATAGCACTTCTAAGGCATATGTCGGAAGAGGAAATCTATTCTCAATTGGAAATGCTATTGATAGAGAAACATTTGCACACGAATCTGTTGGAACTATTTCTATATCTGGATCTGCTAATTATGTAGAAGTTGATAATTACGTTGGTTCTGGTGTTATATCTACGATTTCTGGAGCAGCAGAAGTTGTTTCTACAGCAGAATCCTTTATCACTAACATTAAAATTTCTGGATCTGCTGCAACATTTGTTGTTACTCCTTACAAAGGAAGTGGGGTTATATTCTCAATTGGAGGAACGGCAGAATCTGCATCTGTTTCTTACCCAACAGGTGGTCTATTTAAAATCGGTGGTCTTGCCAAATCATCTAAAACTAAAACACATCTTGGAGAAATTACAACTACCCTTCAAGGGTCTGCTGGTGTTGCATTTATTAGAATTCCTTACATTGGATCTGGAAATATTGATATTTCTGGAGAAGCCCAACTTAAAGAATCCAACGTCTATGTTGGCGCTGGTTCCATCCGCAAGCAGAGCAAGTCGGAACAACCTATTGTTGGTCTCTCCCACATTGGTAATGGGGCAATTGAAATTTATGGAGAATCTAAAAATAATGCATCCGTTATTTACCGTGGTTCTGGTAGAGTATTTAACTTTGGTAGAGTTAAAGAAGTGTCTCCACCAGAAAAATATATTGGATTTGGTGTGTTGGTTCTTAATGGTCAATCGATTGATAGAAGAGTACATGCATCCCCAGAAAGAACATATGGATGGATTGTTTGATATTATAAATATTTTTGGTATCTTATAGAAATATGACCACCCAGGTACAATTTAGAAGGGGTACTACCGCCGAGCACGCTCTATTTACTGGAGCACAAGGTGAACTTACAATTGACACCGACAAAAAGATGGCCGTCATTCATGACGGGTCAACTACTGGAGGATTTGATGTTTTTAGAGCAAGGTGGCAGTACATTAATACATCACAAGTATTAGGAACCAGTTTAAGATATTTGGTTGATACTTCTGGTGGTCCATTAACATTGACATTACCTTTGTATAATAATCAACTCGTTCCAAAACCTGGAGACACTGTGGAATTTGTTGATACTGCTTTTACTTGGGATATAAATAATGTTACAATCGTTGATCCTATTAATAGACAGTTTCAAAACACTTTCCAAGTTGTTAGTTCGCCATTAATATTTGACTTGAAGGGAGCACGAGTTCAATTAATCTGGGATGGAAATTACTGGAGGGTACTCATATGACAATGTATATAAGCGATAGTTTTAGATCTGGATCAACTGAATCTGGATTCGCTGCTAATAACTATACTCTGGGTAATGATTTTACCATCCACGCTCTTCGTAGAGATGCTGATGGTATGTTGGTGTATACAAATATCAGAAGTATTACTAACGAAGTTGCGGATTTTTATAGGTTAGACGGCACACCCTACTTAGATATTGCAACTGGTGTTTACGATTATGTAGAAGAAACTACAGAGGAAAAATCATTTTACAATCATCCACAAGATAAATATCAACAGTACAGGTTTGATAGTCGTAAAGTGACATATTTTATTGATGATGATGGTTATTTTGTTATTCGCTTCAACGAAGCATATAATCACACCTCAGCAGGTCCCAAATAATAAGGAACGAAAATGGCAGATTTCAGATTAGGTAGATTAAAATTTAATTGGAGAGGTGATTGGGTAGTCAATACAGCATATGTCATTGATGACATTGTAAAGTTTGGCGCCAACACTTACGTGTGTATTTCAAATCACACATCCGTATCCAACCAAACTTTTTGGTATTCCAACGATGCCAGTAAATGGTCATTACATACGGAAGGCATTTACAATAAAGGAAATTGGGCGGCATCTACTTTCTATAAACTAAACGATATTGTAAAGTATGGTAACATTCTTTATAGAACAATCGTTCCTCATACATCTGCCGCAACTTTTGTAGAGGCAAACTTTGCTTCATACTTAGACGGATTGAGGTTTGAAGATACTTGGAATGCTACAAGCGAATTTCAACCAGGAGATATTGTAACTCATGGTGGTTACAGTTATGTTTCAAAATCAATCAACACAAATAAAGCTCCCAATCTAAATTTAATTACTGATTGGGAAATTTTAACTACAGGTTTTAAAGTTGTTGGTACTTGGGATGTTGGGACCAACTACAAACCTGGAGATGTTGTACTACTTGGCGGCAACTCTTATGTTGCAAATATTACCAACTCTGGTACTCTTCCTTCCTCAAGTCCAACTACTTGGAGTTTTATTGTAGGTGGATTTACTTGGAAAGGAACTTGGAATTCTGGTACGCTGTATCAACCTGGAGATGCTATTTCAAGAAATAGTAATAGTTACATTAACGTAGCAACTTCTACAAATGATCCACCAGAACTTGATACTACTGGAACATATTGGAATTCTCTCGCTCAAGGTGCTCAAACAAACGTATTGACATCTGCTGGTGATACTGTCTATCAAAGTGGATCTGGTCCAGCAAGATTGCCGATCGGTACAGTAGGTCAAACCCTAACTGTTTCTTCTGCTGGTTATCCCGAATGGAAAGATAATAACAAAACAGACCCCGTTTACTATGTAACTACAAACGGAAGCGATTTGAACGATGGGGAAAATATTACTGGCGCATGGGCATCTTTAAGACATGCCTGTGATAACATTACTGGTCCTGCAACAATTTACGTTAAAGCAGGAACTTACTTTGAAACTCTTCCTATTATTATACCAGACAATGTTTCTATTGTTGGTGATAACATAAGAACATCTGTCATTAAACCCAAAACTGGAAACAGTTCAACCGTAAGGCTTACTTTAGGAACAACTCCAGCAGCACAATATAGAGTATTGGGAGATGTTATTTCAGCAGGTGGCGGCGTAGCAAAAACTGCCATGATTTTAGATGTTGAAGCTGGTGGTGCTCAAATTATTATTAAACCATTAACTGGTGGAGCATGGACAACTAGTGATACATATGAAACTGGTGTTGTTGATACTACAATCACTGCCGTTGAACCAATTACAAATGAAAATTCTACCATGTTCTTTATGAGCAACAAAACAATGCTCAAAGATCTAGTTATGGATGGAATGAACGGATTTGTTCCATCAACAACTGATCCAAAAGACATGAACACCGCTACTATTAAGGGCGTATTTTTACGACTATATCCAAACTCCCCAACAACAAAATCGCCATATATTTCTCAGTGTTCTGCATTTTCAAATACTGGTGTTGGTGCTATTGTTGACGGCGATGTTCATGCAAAATGGGATGGGACTGCAACCAAATCAAACAAATCTATGTTGTTTGACTCGTTTACCCAAATTCATGAGCAGGGTGGCGTAGGATTCTGGATTACAAATAATGGTAATTCAGAAATTGTATCTTCCTTCACTTATTATGCTCACATTTCTTATGCTGCAACTCGTGGAGGAGCTATTAGATCTCTTGCAGGCAACTCTTCTTGGGGTACTTACGCTATTGTTTCCTCTGGATTTAATACTAACGAGGCAACTTTAGATGGACAAATCGATGGTAAAGAATTAAATTATATTACAGCTTCTCTTGTAGGTAATTTTGATACTGACGAAAGAATTACTGGATTAACTTCTGGCGCAATTGGAGAAATTGTTAGTTGGCAAGCATCAAACCAAAAAATTCTTTACAGACCTTTGAAGGGAACCTTTGCTCAAAATGAAGGGATTATTGGTCAAACTACATCCGCAACAGCTACCTTGGTCAACAATGCTACAGCAAACCAAGGACAATCAGGATTCACACTATCTATAAAAGGGTTGGGCGCAGCTCCAAAAGCAGGTGGTTCAATTGAATTTATTACTGGTCCTGGTGGTTTAGGTGAAGAACCATTTACATTTGTTGTTGCAAACTCTTCTTATAAAGCACCAATTGGAAGAGGAACAATCAGTATCACAAGAGGTTTATTAGGTTCCACTGCTGCATCTCATGATGGACTCTCAAGTTTGACTAGATATCAAACAGGAACTACAACAACTTTAACTGCTGCAATTAATTCCGCTTCTGAATCTACCATTTTTGTTACTTCAATTACAGGAATTACGGTTGGAGGTTTTATAATTGTAAACAACGAAATGATGAAAGTAGATTCGTTCCCAACTGCTACGTCAATTGTAGTATTACGAGGTCAGGAAGGAACAACAGCTGCTGTTCATGCTTCTGGTGCAACCGCGAGAGCAATCCAAATTAAAGTTCCAAATCAGACAACAACTCTTGGTGATATGACTCCAACATCGTCAACAATTAGAGTAGTATCTTCAAATGGTGTCTTAGTTACTGATTTTGTCAAATTAGATAACGAGTTTATGCAAGTAACTAATGTAGCTACCGACACTACAGGAAGTGTTTTAGTTGTTCTAACTCAAACAAAACCAACACCAACATTTGATACACAAAGTTTTAAGATTAGATACTTGTATTCTCAAGTAAGATTAACTGGTCACGATTTCTTGAATATTGGAACTGGTGGGAAAACTACAACCAATTTCCCTGGATTGCCTCTTGTAGCGGCAGCTCAAGGTAACGAAGTTACTGAGCAATTCCCAGGTCGTGTATTCTTTGTATCAACAGATCAAGATGGCAACTTTACCGTTGGTCGTTACTTTAAGGTTAATCAGGCAACTGGTAGTACAACTTTGAACGCATCTTCATTCGATTTGTCTGGTCTGTCATCTCTACGACTTGGTTCAATTGGTGCTCAACTTGGAGAAAGTATTAGTGAATTTTCTTCTGATACGACTTTATCTGCTAATAGCAACACCAAAGTTCCTACACAAAAAGCTGTGAAAACATACATAGACAAGAAAACCAAAACAAAAGGATTTACCTTCTGGGCTGGTGGCGCCTGATTGATTGGGGAGTATTTAACTCCCCTCATTTATAAATACTAATAAACAAACGGATTATCAAGGAGAATATTAAATGGCTTCTGGAATTTTGGGGACACAAACCTCATTAACTGCCAACGCACTAACAACAATTTTTACTGTGCCTGCAGATGTTGTAGCTTATGTAAATTTTAACGTTGTTAATACAAACGCTACACCTGTAAATGTTAGGATTGCTCTTGCAGCAGCTGCTACCCCAACTGCCGCAGAGTATATTGAATACAATGCTAAGATTGCTGGTTTTGGAGTTCTTGAAAGAACTGGTATTGCCCTACAGGCAACAAAAAGAATTGTTGCTTTTGCGGATACTGCTGGTGTAAGCATCTCCGTTTATGGCGTAGAAGAATCAACTATTTGATAAATACTAATAAAGGAGATTAAAGTCAATGGGACGTTCACTTTCAGAAATAACTGAAACAAAGGTATCGGTAGCACTAACAACAGCACATACTGCGTTAGCTAATCAAATCTTGTTAATTGATACAACATCTGCCTCGTTTAATATTACCTTACCAGCAAACCCTAGCATTGGTGATCGTATCAATCTTATTGATGCTGCTGGTAACTGTGGTGTTAATAAAGCTGTAGTTTTGAGGAATGGCAACAAGATTGCTAATTTAGCAGAAGATTTGGATTTTGATATTAAAAATGCATCACTTGAATTAATTTATACTGGTTCTGCTTACGGTTGGTCTATTCTTAGTAACTAATACATAGGTATAATTAGATGTCCAGTTTAAGAAATCTTTTAGATGCTGCAGATGTTAATTCAGTACCTTCCCCCACATTTTATGGTGAAGTAAATTCTCACCAAATTTGGTTTAGAGGTGGTCACTGTTGGACTTTTGACAATAGTTATGAGTATCACAGACAATATCTTACGTGGTGCGTTCCAGCAAAATGTGTTTGTAAGGTTAAGTTTGAAATTTGGGGCGGCGGTGGCGGCGGCGGGGGTTCTTGCTGCTGTATGACAAGTTGGCCAGGAGCTTCTGGACAATATCAACAATGTACTGTCTGTGCAGCAGATCGAGGGGTTAATCAACTGGATTGTTGTTGCTATGACATCTGTGTTGCGTCAGGGACTTGCAGACACCCAGGAAACGGTGGATATGATGGTTGTAAGACATTTATTATTGGTCCAGGATTAGATGCCTTCTGTGCCTGTGGTGGATGCACTGGATATAGTTGCTGTTTTGGTCATGCGTTTTATGCTGGTGCATGTCAAACTAGATTAAACTGGATGGTTGGAGAACCATGGAATAGATGGCAAACAGACAAATATTCTTGCTGTCGTGAAATAAGAGCGTGTTGTAATGCTGAAGGAAAGGATTACTGGGGAAATTTGGGAGGTTACAACCAATCAGATTGCCAAGATTGTGGAAACTGGTGCTGGATGAAGAGATTTGCTCCTTCTGCACCAAATCAAGATGCAAGAATGGGAACGTGGTCTACAATTAGATATCACACGATGGCTTCTTGCGGCAGAACAGAAACACTGTGGTTAACTGGCAATAATGGTGGATTAAGTAGTGATTGTTTTAGAAATGGTCCTCCTGGTATGGGCGCTATGGGTTCAGATACGTATGGCGGTGGTTGCTGCTGTGGTAGCGAGGGTGCATATGGATTAGTTAAAATTTCAGTATTCTGTAAACAATAAAGAGGATTTGTAAAGAAATGGCTAATCTAAGAGGGTTATTAGGAAAAGAATTTGGATCTACACTTTTAACTACTGCTGGTGAGGTAGGGTCTTTAAGTAGAGTAAGAGATGGCAAGCAATTTGTTTTCCATCCATATTGTAATCTAAACAACTGTGAAGCAAACTATCATGAATATTGTTTACTGAACTGGTGTGTTCCTTGTGGAACGACTCAGATAACATTTGAGTTATGGGGTGGCGGGGGATCTGGAGCTGGCGGTTGCTGCTGTCAGCAAGGGATACCAGGAGGATCTGGAGCGTATGTAAGAAAAACAATTACTACATGCGGAGATTCTGGATGGCAAGGTGGGTGTCGTTATGCATTGTTTGTTGCTCCACCAACATGTTGTTCTGCGTGTTGTGTAGGTATTCAGGGGTGTAAAACTTATATTACTGGTCCAGCAATATCTAATCTTTGTGCAGAAGGTGGATTACCAGGCAAAACTTGCTGTTATGCTTTTTGGTCTACTGAATTTAGATGTCAAGATAGAGTTTACTTTACTGGTGCTGGTGGTTATAGTCCAACTGCTAATTGTTCCTGTGGATTTGGTGGAGATTGCATAATTCCTGGTAGACCAGGATTCTTTAGAATATATAATACATCAAATAATTGTAATGCTAAAATAGGTTTAGCATATCCAGCAAAACTGATTGATGATCTAGGTGGTCACATAATGTCAAAAAATATGGGCAATTCTTGTATTAATGACTATACATATTGTCAGGGAACGACTCCGTATGCATATAATATGAACTGTAATAATACTTTGCCTGGCGTTGGATCTCCTTCATCAACTAGTTGTGCTGGTGGATGTTGTTATGGATGGCGAGGGGGTGGAGGTTTAATTAGAATTACATATTGTTCCTGCTGGATTGGATTAAATCAAAATTGTGCGTATCATTTCTGTAACTAAATACGTTTAATAAAGGAAGTACAAATGGCTAGTTTAAGAACACTCCTAGGTATCGTGACAGAGAGCTCTCTGGCATCTGCTTCTGCACCAGATGCTTTTTCTAAGTTGCCACCATACCCATCTCCAGGGCGCTGCGTTCAGTATATCTCTGCTCTCCATGGAGCTACTTGTCAAGGTTATGATACAAGTTTTGATTACTATGCATATCAAGCTTGGTGCGTTCCTGCTGGGGTCTCGGATGTAATTTTTGAAATCTGGGGAGCTGGCGGCGGCGGAGGTTCTAGTTGCTGCTGTGGAAGGGCAATTCCAGGTGGTTCTGGGGCATATGCTGTAAAAAGAATAAGAGGTACTCTTTCTGGAACTACTTCTAGTATTCAAGGGTGCTGTTATTCTATTGACGTTGCTCAACCTGGAAATGGCAGAGATGGTAATACTTGTGGTCAACAAGGCGGAAAAACTTTTATTACAGGATTTGGATTAACTAATTTTTGTGCAGAAGGCGGTCATGGTGGTTGTTCTTGCTGCTATGCCTGCTGCTGCACTTGGTACAATATAGTGCAGAATGGAGGAACTACGCGAACTGGTTGTTTAGGCGGTTGTTGTGCCTCGTATTTTGGAGCAGATAGCGGCGCCTTTGGAACCCCAGGAGCAGCATATTTTTGGTGCTACGATAATCATTGTTGGAACAAACAGTTTATCCCATATCCAGCTGGTCTCGTAAATGGTAAAGGCGGATGGTTGCCAGCAAATGTCTGTGAAAATAGTGGTTGTGGTTATTGCTTAAATCATTATGCTATGACTCAATTGCCTTGGGGCGGTGGATTCACAGAAAATAATTATATTCCTGGTGTTGGGGGATCTAGTGGTTGGACATGTGGTGGTGGTTGTTGCTATGGTCAACAAGGAACCCCAGGACTAATTCGTATTAGTTTCAAGTAATATAAATAATCATATAAAGGACATACAAGGATTATGGCAATTAAAATTATTTCAAATAAATTTTCATATGATTTACCAGATGATTATCTTTCACAAACATCTGCAAAAAAATTAACTGCGGAGTGGGAGTATAACGGTCCAGAAAAACTTTTTGTTTTTATTGATAATGAAACTGGAGCATTAAAATATTTTCAATCATATATTCCTCACGATGGTACAGAGGAATCTGCACAGGGTGCGGTTATAAGAGCAGGATTAGATTCCACTGCTGTTCTTCTTACTCCTGGAACTGATGATACTCATGCGTTAGTTGCATCTCTTTTCATGGCATTTGATACATCAAGAGTTGCTGGTTATCCGCAGAAAGAGTATAAAATTGATGGCGTAACTTTATATGAGCGCCCAGATCCAACACCACCTGATCATACATACGAAGCACCAGAAATAAAATATGATTTAGAAAAAGGGGAATTTGTAAAACCATTTTCTTGGAAAAAACCATGGGTTACTGAGGAACAGCATAGAACAGTTAGAGATAGTATTATTGAGGACGCGAAGAGAGATTTAGATAACGAAGAACTTTCCGAAGAAGTACGTGCAAAACTACCAGAGTTTATTAAAAAATTAGAAGAAACTTACGAAAAGTTTGCTGGTTGGGAAGTTTATATGATTCCATTCCCAGATGATCCTAGAACTCCCCAAATCGATGGATTTACATGGTGATATTTAAAGAGGCGGATATCCGCCTCTTTTTTTGTGTCTAAATAACTATGTGTTAAAATAAATCATTTATTAATTGACCCGATATGAGACCAAAATCATTTTTTGTGAACGGTGGTGCAGGCAGAGTATTATGTTCTATCCCAGCGTTTGAAAGGTATAAAGAAGATCATCCAGACGAAGATTTTGTTATTGTATGCGAAGGAGGCACAGATTTTTTTAAAGGTCATCCTAAATTATATTCTCACGTATACGATAATTGGCATAAAAATCTTTTTAAAGATAAGTTAGTGCATACAGATATTGAAACTCCAGAACCATATCGTATTTGGGAATATTATAATCAAAAATGCAATTTGTCGCAAGCATTTGATATTGCTATTAATAAGAAGGGTATTAGAGATCTTCCAAAACCAACAATTAAATTATCTAGAGAAGAAGAAATCAATGGTAAATTTCTTGTAGCGGAAGTAAGGGAAAAAACAAAAAAAGAAAAAACGGTTGTTTTTCAACCATTTGGTAGAGGAGTACAGAATTTAGGTAATTTAATTATAGATTCTTCGGGAAGAAGTTTTGAATATGCAAGCGTTTTAAGTATTGTCAAAAAATTACAGAAAAAATATTCTGTAATAGTAATGACAGAACTTGCATTAAATTTTGAGGTCGAAGGAATTAAAGATCCCGTCGCTGTGCCATCTGGATTACCAATTAGACATTGGGCGGGCGTTATTAAAGATGCGGATTTATTTATTGGTTGTGATTCTGTTGGTCAGCACATTGCGTATTCTGTCGATACGCCAGCAGTAGTTGTAGTTGGTTCTACCTTTAAAGAAAATATTTCATATCCAGATTCAGAAAAATTTGAAGTCCTAGATATGGGAGAGGGTCTTAGAGTTTATGATCCAATAAGAATTTCTATGGATGAAGAATCTGCTAGAACCAATGATGGTATTATGGTAATGAATGAAAAAATTGAAGAGGTTATTTTAAAATCAGTTGATAAACTGATGAATAAATACTATAAGAAACCTTTAATGAAGGTTATTCCTCCAACACAAGAAGAACAATCGTCTTGCTGTCCACCCAATTTAACAGGACAAAATTCTTCTAGTAATCCAAATTTAATCCCAGCATTACTGGAAAATAACAATCAAAATATTTTTGATAAAATTGGCAAATCTCCTGCATCTGGATTTGCAAACACTGTAAACATTAAAAAATGATTTGAGGTATATAAATGTCAATTATTGCATCAATTGCCCGTGGTCACAACGGTAGTACGACTTTGCTTGTTGATGGGGAAGTTGTTTTTTACTTAGAAGAAGAACGCTTATCAAGATTTAAATACGATGGATCTCCATTATTAGGACTAGCGAAGGTATTTGAATACGTTGATCACATTGATCATTTGGTTGTTTGTCATACTCATCGAGCGGGATCTAAGTTGGATTGGACTGGCGAGGATATGTATGAGGGGTGGGTAAGAAAGTTAGCAAAGAAAAAGTTTAAATTTGAAACGCACTTCATTGATGTCGCACACCACGAAATGCACGCTGCTTGTGGTTTTTATAACTCTGGATTTGAAACTGCCGCTTGTGTAATTGCAGATGGTGCAGGTAGTTTCTTACAATTAGAAGGGTGTCCAGATATTTCTTATGAATTTGAAACAATTTTCCAAGCAAGTTATCCTAATGATTTTGATACCATATACAAACATATCGGCACAAAGGCAGCAATTGGTTTTCATGAAATAGAATCTGGAGTTTTCCTAACTGAATATCCAGGTTTGACTAAAATGTATGAAGCAGTAACTCAATATTGTGGATTTCCTGCTATTGAAGCTGGTAAATTAATGGGTCTAGCACCATATGGAAATCCAAACGATGATCTACCTTCATTTTTTGAGGGTGAATATGGGAATAGAAGTTTAATTATTCCAACTTATCCAAACGCAGCTCAAATTAATGTTAATCGCTATCCTATTTTAGCATATGATGTTAAAAAGCATATGAAAGGAGTAAATGAATACACTCAAATTCAAAAAGATTTAGCATATAAAATTCAAGAAGAATCTTCAAATAGAATGGTTCAATTGATTCGCAAAGCACACGAGGAAACGGGGGAGAAAAATATTGTAGTTTGTGGTGGTTATGGATTAAATTGTGTAGCGAATTATAAGTATTGGAAAGAATTCCCAAATCTCAATATTTACTGTGAACCAATTTCTCATGATGGTGGTACATCTATTGGTGGGGCAAAGTATATTTGGAATCAACTAACCGAAAACACTAAAACTTCTAAACAATCTTCTGTGTATTATGGACCTCAATATGATCCATCTACTTATGAAAATGATTTAAAAGGTCTAAATGTTACTGATACTTCTTATGATGAAGTTGCAAAACTAATTCGTGAAGGTAATATTGTTACCCTGTATCAGGGTCGTTCTGAGGGTGGTCCTCGTGCTCTTGGTAATCGTTCAATTTTGTTTGATCCAACTATTAAGGATGGAAAGGATATTGTAAATACTGTGAAGCGCCGCGAATGGTTCCGTCCATTCGCTTGCTCAATTAAAAAAGAAGCAGTTCACGAATGGTTTGATCTTGCTGGTAGAGATGAAACTCCACATATGATGTTTGCTGTATCTTGTTTAGACGGTGTAGCAGAAAAAATTCCTTCCGTAATTCACGTTGACGGAACTTGCCGTATTCAAACAGTAACTAAAAAGCAAAATGAACATTATTATAATTTAATTGATGCATTTGAAAAGTTAAGCGAAGTTCCAATTCTTTTCAATACCAGTTTTAATCTTGGTGGAGATCCTTTAGTCGAAACAATCGAAGATGCAATCAAAACATTAACCGAAAGTGATATCGAATACTTATACTTACCAGAAATTCAAAAATTAGTAAAAATTAGTAACTCAGATAAAGAATGATTTATGTGGACACTTGGAGTAAATACATCACATGATGGTGCAATTTGTTTAATGAAAAATGATCAGATTATTTTACACTTGCAAGAAGAAAGAATTTCCCACAAAAAACATGATAAAGAAATTATATACTTACTTGATTTAATTTCAAAATATACAAAACATTTAGATTTGGTTGCCTATACTCATTTATATAATAAACAAACTGATTTTGGAACATATTATAAATTATTCTCCAAGAATGGAATTGTTGTAAAAAAATATATAAATCTTTCAGAATACCATCATTCACTACACGCCCTATGTGCTTTTTATAACTCTGGTTTTGATGATGCGGCATGTGTTGTGGTTGATGGAGCGGGATCAGATTTTGAATTTGGAAAAGAAAATGAGTCCATTTTTATTATGTCTTTTCCTGTAGATTATGAATGTTTGTATAAATCTGTTATTGGATATGGAATTGATACTATAGATAACAAAAATCATCCATTTGTTGATCCAGTTTCAAAAATTGGTGCTGGTATGATTTATTCTGGCGTGACAGAATATCTTGGTTGGGATGGTTTAGAATGTGGAAAAACAATGGGATTATCTTCATATGGAAAAGAAGACGAAAATATAAAAATAATGCTATCGGAATCTGGTGGCAATGAAAATTTATTTAATTTGTGGGATTTCAACCAATTTCAACATGTTGGCGCTAGAATGAAGCAGTATGAATATCTTTCACACTACAAAGATAAAAAAGATTTAGAAAGAAAAAAACAAAATTTATGCTATGCTTTACAGAAACAATTTGAGCAATATATGCTTCAATTAATTTACAAAGCTATTTCTATTACTAATAAAAAAAATATCCTTTTAACTGGAGGGTGTGCATTAAATTGTGTTAATAACTATCGCCTGTTAAAAAATTTGCCTCCAGATATTAAATTATATGTTGAACCAATATCTGATGATTCTGGTACAGCAATGGGTGCTGCAAAGATGGCTTATTACCAAAACGAAAGAAAAAAATATATACCAAAATATAAAAAAACAAATATAAAAAATTTGTATTTTGGGCAACCAATTAAATATGAATACAATTTATATGAGTGGGAGATACAATCGGATTGTTCTTTTAAAGATGCCGCTCAACTAATTGCTGATGGTAATATAGTTGCTTTGTGTCAAGGTAGATCAGAAGCAGGTCCACGAGCTTTGGGAAATAGATCTATTCTATTTGATCCCAGAAATCCTAATGGAAAAGATATAGTAAACCGAGTAAAAAAAAGAGAATACTTTAGACCATTTGCTGGAACTGTTTTATTAGAACATGCTAAGGAATGGTTTGATATGGATAAATTAGAAGAAAGTCCATTCATGATGTATGCAGTTGATGTGTTAGAATCTAAAAGAAATTTAATACCAGCAATTACTCATGTAGATGGAACTTGTAGAATTCAAACTTTAACTGAGGAGCAAAATTTAAATTACTACACCTTAATTAAAGAATTTTATAATCTTACAGGTGTTCCAATTTTATTTAATACTTCATTTAATTTAGCTGGTGATACAATGGTAGAAGATATGGACGATGCCTTCAAAACAATGCGGTGCAGCGAAATTCAATATTTAATTCTTCCAGAAATTAGTAGTATGATTTATTTTCCTAATGAAAAAAATATTTGTTAATGGTTGTTTTGATGTGTTGCATCCTGGTCATTTTAAACTTTTTGAATACGCTAAATCTCTTGGCGATTATTTAATTGTTGCAATAGATTCAGATAGAAAAGTGTCTGAGATGAAGGGAAGTGGCAGACCAATATTTTGTCAAGAGGACAGAGCATATATTTTAGAAACAATTAAATATATTGATGCTGTCCACATATTTGATAGTAAGCAGGGATTGGAAAATTTGATAAAAATTATAAATCCTGATATACTAGTAGTAGGATCTGATTGGAAAGGAAAAGAAGTAGTAGGTGCAGAACATGCAAAAGAAGTTCGGTTTTTCGACAGAGTTGGAACTTTCTCCACAACCAAAACAATACAAGGTTCTTCTTATAGGTGATAGTTGTATTGATCGTTACGTCTATGGTAAATGCTCTAGATTGAGTCCAGAGGCACCAGTTCCTGTACTAGAATTTTCTAGGGCACACCAAACAATGGGCATGGCGTGGAACGTTCGGGTTAATCTTCTAGCATTTGGTATCGAAGTTTATATGTTGACAAATCACAACCATCCAATCAAAACTAGATACGTTGATGAAAAATCAAATCATCAGATTATGAGATTAGATGAAAACGATCAAGTAGACGAATTTGATTATGATTTGCCAGATCAAACAGAATATGACGCTTTAGTTATATCAGATTATAATAAAGGATTTCTAACTCAAGAAAAACTTTTTAAATTAGTTGCTTGGTTTAATGGTCCAGTATTTGTTGATAGTAAAAAAACTATTCTCCCAATTGATTGTTACTTGAAGTTAAACGATATAGAATCTAGTAAGTTGGTGGGAGATTACCCCTTTCTTATTACAACTAAAGGATCTGCGGGAGCAACATACAAAGGCAAAGTTTATCCAGGAATTAAAGTTCCTGTGTTTGATGTTGCGGGTGCTGGGGATACTTTTTTATCTGCTCTCGTTTATTTTTATTTGAAACTTGGCACAATAGAATATGCTATACCATATGCAAATAGAGCAGCCGCTATAGCAGTTCAAAACTCTGGAACATATATTCTTACTAATGAGGACGTAAATGATTTATGTAATTGATATTGATGGGACGATTTGTGATAGTCCAGAATCTCTTAAAGATGGTAATTATGATACCAGTATTCCAAAGGTAGATAGAATTCAAAAAATTAATGCCCTGTATGATGATGGGCACACAATTAAGTATTTCACTGCAAGAGGAATGGGTAGATATAATTCAGGTATCTTAGCACAAAAAATTTTTTATAACACAACTTACGACCAATTGATATTATGGGGATGTAAATTTCATAATTTAATTATGGGTAAACCATCTGGAGATATATACATAGATGATAAAGGGGTGAATGCTAATGACTTCTTCAATTAAAGTTGTCCCTAAAGGATGGGGATTTGAAAAATGGATTGTTAATAATGAACAGTATTGTGGAAAACTTTTATATTTTGTAAAAGATAAAAGTTGCTCCTGGCATTATCATAATATAAAAGACGAAACGTTTTATATTCAATCTGGAAAACTTATTTTGTTTTACGGAGAAGATGATGATATTAATTTAGCACAAAAAAAAGTTTTGAGGAAGGGCGATCATTTTCATGTTCATGTAGGACTTAGACATAAAATGTATGCTTTAGAAGATACCGAAATGTTTGAATTTTCAACTAAACATCTTGATATTGATAGTATTAGAGTTATAAAGGGCGATTAATATAATCTTCTATGTTAGTAAAATTATAATCTATCCAATTCATATTTGCACAAGTATTGCTTTGATATTTACCTTTTAAATTTTCGGGGAACGGAATTGTTTCAATTTTTGCTCCCTCTTTTTTTGCAATCAATTCTGCAACATTTTGAAAAGACGTTGATATTCCAGTCCCCAAATCATAAATTCCAGATGGTTGATTATTGGTTAAAAGAATATCAACTATATCACCAACGTATATAAAATCTCTATAAAAATTTTGTGACCCTTCAAAAACTTTTATTGTTTTATCTTGTTTTGCTTGCCAAGTAAATTTACTAATTGGACTTGCTTGATCCTTTTTATGCTCTTCATTTTCTCCATAAACATTAAAAAATCTATAACCACAAATATTTTTAAATTTATCTATATTATCTTGAACATAATAATCTATTTGTGTTTTAGTGATAGCGTAATAATTTAAAGGATTAATTTCTTTAGATAATGAGTGACCATATACAGAAGCAGAAGAAGCATATTTAACTGGTATCTGATATTCAATTGCTTTTTCAAATAATCCAATTGTATATTCTACATTGTATTTGTGGAGTTTACTAATATCTTTTTCTGTAGTGGAGGATATTGCTCCTAGATGAATGATTTCGTCTATAGTATTCCAACTTTTAAAGTGCTCCAAAACTGGAAACGCATTTACATAATCTACTGCTACACTATCTCCAATAGTGCTGGCAAAATGCTGTCCAATAAACCCCTTGCATCCAGTAAGAAAAATCATATTTTTAGTCCATTTATAAATAAGTATAACATAGAATAATAGCGTCTTGTAGAATGACAGCACCCACATTTGGATATTTAGCGTCCATCACTCCAAGTAAAAAACTTAAAACTGTATTGCATGTCGCCCCAGCATCTAAACTTGTTCAGGGAAAAATAACAGTAACGCATAAAAATCCCTGTCCAGTAAGAATCAGAATTGGAGTTTCTTCTGGTTCATTAACAACATTCTCAGCATCAAATTATATTATATACGATTTAGTTCTTGATCCAGGAGAAAGTTACGAATCTGATGTAGTATATTATGGAAATAATCAATCATTGGTTGTTTTTAGTGATTTTGATAACACCAGTTTTATTATTAATGGAGAACAGATAGATAATCCAGTAAATTCTGGATTTTTGGCATCTTCTAAAATTATAACGGTAAGGAAGAATCTTTCTCTTTTTACAGTTCCAGCAGGTAGAGAAGTAAATCTTTCTGTATTTGCAACTAATCAAGGTCCTAACCAAGCAAGAATGAGAATTGGTGTTTCCGATACTGGAACCACTTTACCATCATCAAATTACTTAGAATATGAAACACAATTAAATCCTCGTTCTACATATCAGCGAACTGATATTAAAATGAGTGGCGGGCAATCTTTAATTGTTTATGGAGATACAACTGATCTCAGTTTTGCTGCTTATGGTAAATTTAATTTTAATATAGTTGCTACTGATTTGTCGGTTAATGGAAACTTGAATGTTTTACAGAACGCGACTATACAGCAAGATCTTTCTGTAGGCGACGATCTTTATGTAACAGGAACTTCGGAGTTTGTTGATAACGTTACATTAAATAAAGATTTATCCGTTTACGGTGGGTTATTTGTTGGTCCGAATAATGCGCCTAAATTTACGGTTTCTCCTACCACAGGGAATTTAGTTTCTTCTGGTTCTTTAACCTTAACTGGTGGAATTACTGCTACGGGAAATCTATCAATTAATAATAAATTTACTGTCGCTTCAACTAGTGGTGACACCACTATTGCTGGCAATATTTCCTTATCTGGTGGGATTACATCTAATTTAAATGTTCTAAATAATAGGGTAATAAACATAGCAGAACCTACCAGTTCATCTGATGCTGCTACTCGTAAATATGTTGACAATAAATCCATCGCTTTGGCAATTGCTCTCTCATAAAAGGAAACATCGGAGTTTATAAATGGCTAAAAGACAAATTAGAGATTATGTGTTTACACCAGGGATTTCTGGTGCTGGGACAATTAAAATTCTTGATAAAATTTCCAAAGAGCAACTTTTGCTCATAACAAATACTACTGCGAATGAAATTTTATATTCATTTAATGACCCATCAAAACCAATCCTAGTATCATTTACAGATACTACCTTTTCTCCTGATCCCGATTTTCCTTATGCAGATACGCTGTCAAATGGTGTAACAACTATTACACTTGGTTTTAGTACCACTCAATATCATTCTACAGATGATATACAAATTTTTATAGAAGGAGAAGAGATAAGAACAAGACCATATGATTTTGGAACTGATGCTATTGAGCGTCAAAGAATGGCATCTCCTCAATCTATGATTGACGCTGATTTTGAGTATGGAATTCAACCAACAAAATGGCAGACAATTGATTTAATGCGAGGTTATCCATCAATTTACGAACAACCTGGGGCTGATTTAGCGGTTTCTTCTCTTACTACAGATGCAAGTAATACCACTAACAATATTGGACCATCAATAATTACTATTGGTACAGAAACTGCTCATGGTTTTTCTGTTGGTGATCCCATAACTCTTAGAGGAGTATTAGATAGCGTACCTGGATTTTCTAAGGCGGAAGGATCTTTTATTGTTAGTGCTATTGTAGATACAAGGAACTTTCAATTTTTTGCTAAGGGAAGAGTTGGTACAACTCCAGCAACTAATTTATTTTCTTCGAGTGTTCAATTAAGGAGAGCTGGTTTTTATACTGGATCAGAAATTGGTAGTCCAACTTTTAGCGTTGCCTCAAACGGAGCTAACGGTCAGGTAACAGCTAGAGGCAATCATCCATCTGGAAGTACTTTAATTGGCGTTAATACAGGAACTATGCCTCCAATAGGATCGCCAGTAACTGGTACTGGTATGGCTGCTGGCGCACAGGTCTCTGCTGTTGTAAATTTAAGTGCTACCCTTGCTATCACATCTACTTTTACAGCACCAGTATCTACAATCACTCTTAATGAAACTAATGGTATTGCAATAGGATCTGCATTAGATAACGGTTCTGGAACAACAATTTTTGTTACTAATATTGATGGAAACGACATTACCTTATCATCACCATATACATTAAATAGAAGTGGTAATAGTTTTGTTTCTGCCCCACAACCTGCGGCACCAGTTAATTTTGGGTTAGGTGGTGGAGCTAAGTTTGATGTTGACAGAGATAGTGGTGCATATACAAATGTAAGAATTAATCCAAGTCATTTTTATGGATCATTAACTGGTGCTTATAGTGGAATCGTTGGTACTGGAGCAACATTTGACGTAGAAAGAAATGGGCAAGTAGGATCAGTAGCGGCATCATATGTAAATGTAAACATAGGTAATTCTGGCAGTGGATATTCCCCAACAGAAACAATTACAATCCCTGGAACTTCCGTTGGTGGAACAAGTCCAGCAAATGATATTGTAATTACTATTTTAACTGTAAGCACTAACGGTAGTATTCTTACTTTCAGTTTTACTGGCACTCCTTCTACATTTGCTGCCAATAGGGGATCTAATTTTAGTGTTGGTGAAAAAATTGTAATTTTCGGCAATGCTCTTGGCGGCACTTCTCCACTAAATGATCTTAGTATTATTATAACTGGAGTAAATGCATCTGGAGGCATTACAACTTTCCTGGCAGTAGGAGATGCAGTTCCTTCAACTCAACAATATAATTTCTTAGAGGGAACTACAACTAGTAGTGGTGTTAACGCTTCTTTTAATGTACTACGTACAGGAAGTGGTGTTAGGGTAGCACAAGTTGATGAAATTACTATTGGAGGAGTAGTAGAAACTGGTGATGTTTTTACAGTTACTCTTAATGGTGTTGCACATACTTACATTGCTTTAGCTGGTAATACTTTGACTGCAGTAAGAAATGGTCTTATTTCAGTTATTAATGGTAATCAATCTGCAGTATTTGCCGAAGTTGGTCCTTCTCCAGAAGTACTAGTTTTAACCGCAGTAAATGCTGGAACTGCGTTCACTTGTACTGTTTCTACAACAGACGACGGTGGTGCTGCTGCGGATGGACAAACAATTGTTAGAGTTAATGTAGTACCCAATCAAACAGGGAATACAACTCCATCGTATAGTGTAACCGTTCTTAATGGTGGATCTGGTTATCAACCAGGTGATACTGTAACAATTTTGGGTACAGAGTTGGGGGGAGATGTTACAAATAATTTAACTATTACTGTAGGTTCGGTCAATGCGACGGGATCAATACAAACGATAACATTTAGTGGTACTGCTTCAAGCGGTAACGCATTGTTCTTAGGTATGCCAGTTAATCCAACTGCTTTTAATGCAACTTTCTTACCAAAAATTGTTAGTAATCAATATGCTCCCACAATCGTAAATTCTGGATTTGGATATTTAATCGGATATCAATTTAAAATTGCTGGTTCTGCATTAGGTGGCGCATCGCCAACTAATGATATGACAATTACAGTAACTAATATCAATGCAGCTGGGTCAATCACAGAAGTAACTGCTACTGGAAATCCTCTTTCTGCAGATAGTTTAGTGTTTTTCCCATCTATTGCAATCACAACACCATCAACAAGTGCTGTTTCAAATAATACATCTTTATCTTTCCTTGCAATTGCTAAATTACTAGTAACATTTTCATCAAACCATGGGTTGGTTCCTGGCAATGCAATTTTAAGTGCGATTACATCTACTGGAACAAATCATAATCTTGCTTCTGGTCCATTCTTTATTGATGAAGTTCCATCATTAAATTCATTTATTTTTACTGTAAGATCTACAGGTACAATAGCAGCGACCCCATCTATAACAGGAGTAATTTATGCCAGAACGGATAGTTTCTATACGCATAGACCGTTTGATGGTGGGGTACAATTAGGAACTGGTGGTCCCGCACATGGATTGCAAGCAATCCGTCAATCTAAAAAATACATTAGATACCAATCTGGTAAAGGTATTATGTATACAACTGGTGCTCTATTTGCACCTAGTTATGATTTGAGATCTGTTACTGCTTCTGGAACGACAATAGGGAGTGTAATTACTGTTGTTACTGATGAGGTTGATCACGGATTACAAGTTGGTGCTGAAATAGCATTAGTTGGTTTAAATACATCTGGATATAATGGGCATTATATTGTTGCAAGTATCGTTGATGAAATAACATTTACTGTGTTGGCAGTTTATAATTTGGGTAATACCGTTGCAGAATTTGGTGTTCAACCACAAGTTTCATTATATAAATGGAAAGGAGCTACAGTTCGTGCTGGAGCTTTTGATGATCAAAATGGTATATTCTTCCAATATGATGGAACTAATCTTGCTGTTGGTCTTAGATCTTCGACATATCAACTTGCTGGAACAGTTAGTGCAACACCAAACTCTAATACAATTAGTGGAACTAACACTAGATTTGCCGATCAGTTAGTGGTAGGAGATAGAATTGTTATTCGAGGTATGTCTCACGTTGTAACTAAAATTGATTCTCAATCTCTTATGTTTGTCAATCCAGATTACAGAGGTATTGATCCCGTTGCAAATATTAAAGCTGCCTTGACAAGAGAAACTATTATTCCACAATACCAATGGAATATTGATAAGGGAGATGGCACTGGTAAGAGTGGATATGATGTTAAGGTTAATAAAATGCAAATGATTGGATTCCAATACTCTTGGTATGGTGCTGGGTTTATTGATTGGATGTTCCGTGGTCCATCTGGTAACTTTATTTTCCTACACAGATTGAAGAATAACAACACAAACACAGAAGCTTTTATGAGATCTGGTAACTTGCCAGTTAGATATGAAGTTCTTAATGAAGGACCAAAAACAAAATTAACCTCCCCTATAACTGCAACATCAACTTCTCTTCCAGTTGAAAACACAACTTTATTCCCTTCAAATGGGGTTGTTTACGTTGATAACGAATTGATTAGATATTCTGATAAAAATGCTACCTCATTATTTGGTTTGACTAGATCTGCTAGTTTACAAAACTTTGTTGCGGGTGCCAATAGAACATATGCTGCTGGTTCTGCTGCAGCACATAGCAAAAATACTGGTGTAATTATGATCAGTAACACCGCAACCCCGCAGGTAAGTCATTGGGGTTCTGCGTTTATAACTGACGGTGGTTTTGATGAAGATCGTGGTTATATTTTCAACTATCAAGCAAATACGGTTTCTATTTCAACAACAAAATCTACGGTATTTTTAATTCGTCTTGCTCCAAGTGTATCCAATGCTCTCACAGGAGATCTTGGGCAAAGAGAATTGATTAATAGAGCGCAACTTTTACTTCAAGGTATTGAGGTTACCACCCAAGGTGGATCTTCAAACCAGGGAGTAGTTATTGAAGGTGTTTTAAACCCACAGAATTATCCAGTTAACCCAGCAGACATTCAGTGGTTTGGTTTGAATACTGCTGGTGCTGGTGGTCAACCTTCATTTGCTCAAATTGCTCGTGGAAATACTGTTTCGTGGAAAGGTTCTGCTTCTCCTATCACTGCTGCTAATGCCATAAGCCAAGGCAATACTCAATTTATAGTATTTAACAGATCTCAAGTTGGTGGCGTACAAATTGGATTCTCTGTTTCTGGTAGTGGCGTCCCTGGGGGAACGACTGTTGTTAACTTCTTCAATTTTGATTCTTCACGACTTTATATCCAGTTTTCTCAGTCAGTCAATCCTGGTTCTGCTGGGTCTACCACTTATACATTCTCACCTCAGGTCGCAGCTCTCCCTGGAGAACAGGTATTCTCATTTGTCGCATCACCAGGACAGCGAGATGAATTGAGCCTCACTACACTAAAAGAACTAACAAATACTCCTATTGGAGGAAGAGGAACGTTCCCAAATGGTCCTGACGTATTGGCAATCAATGCCTATCTAACTGGTGGATCTAACGTTACCTCAACAATTGTATTGAGATGGGGTGAAGCACAAGCTTGATATAAATACTGATAAATTTATAAATACCTCTAGGAAACTAGGGGTATTTTTTTATGGCAAAACCATCAACCCGACAGGAGTTGAAAGAGTATTGTTTAAGAAAACTCGGTCACCCAGTATTAGAAATTAATGTTGATGATGATCAAATTGAAGACGCAATCGATGATGCTCTTCAATATTATCAAGAATATCATTATGATGGTGTAGAAACCATGTATTTAAAGCATGAGATTACAGCAGATGATGTAACAAGATTTAATTCATCTGATGAAACTACAAATACACCAGCACCCGATGCTGCTGTTTGGACAAATAGAAATAACTTTATTGAAGTTCCTGATCATGTCATTGGTATTACAAAAGTATTTGGTGTTTCTTCTAATTGGGTTCGTAATGATTTGTTTGGTTTGAGCAATCAATATTTCCTGATGGATATTTTTTCATTCTCGTCTGGATTTGCTTTTGGCAATTTTGATATGACAAATTACTATATGATTCGCCAGTATTTTGAAACTCTTGATATGGTTGTTAATACTGGTGCTCTTGTTCAATTTAGATTCAACAAACGTCAAGATCGTTTATATATTGATGTCGATAAATCTAGAATTGTTGCTGGCAATTACCTTTTAATTGAATGTCACAGAGCATTAGATCCACAAACTTGGTCTGAAGTTTATAATGATAGTTTTATTAAACCTTATGTAACTGCATTAATTAAACGTCAATGGGGACAGAATTTAATTAAATTTAATGGGGTACAACTTCCAGGTGGCGTTTCTATAAACGGTAGGCAGTTGTTTGAAGACGGACAGAGAGAAATAGATATTCTATTAGAAAAAAGTTCTTCTTATTATCAATTACCTGCAATAGACATGATCGGATGAAAAGCATTTACTTTCCACAGTTTGGTGGTGTTAACAGCGAACAACAATTAATTCAAAGTTTGGTTGATGAACAAATCAAACTATTTGGTTCTGATGTTTATTACGTTCCAAGAGAATCGGTAACTGATAAAACATTGGACGACGTTATTTCGTCAGAATTTAATACCCAATATATGATTGAAATGCTTCTTATCAATGTAGAAGGATTTGGATCTCCCTCAGAATTTGTAAGTAAATTTGGGTTGCGAGTTACTGATGAAATAACATTTGTCGTTTCATCAAACCGTTGGAGTCAGATTTTTTCAAACTTTGCTGAGATTACGAAAGTTGATGGAAGACCTAACGAAGGAGATTTAATTTATTTTCCATTAAATCAAACGTTATATGAAATAAAATTTGTTGAGATAAGACAACCATTCTATCCTCTTGGAAAATTGTATTATTATACCATGACTGCTGAAATTTATCAGTTAGGTAATGATGAATTTGAAACTGGTATTCCAGAGATTGATGAAATTGAAGAAATTTATAGTCCAACAATAAACGTCTTTATGAATACTACTCAATCGGGAGAGTACATTCAGGGAGAAACTATTACTGGTTCTCTATCTGGTTCTACCGCAGAAGTTAGTTTTTGGAATCGTGATACCGATGTATTGACATTATTAAACAGAAAAGGAAGTTTCAGACCAAATGAAAACTTAGTTGGATCTATTAGTGCGGCATCTAGAACTATTGTAAAGATTGATAATTTAACGCAAGAAAATGTTGGATATGCTGATAATAAATATATTGAAGAGAAAGCCGATGATCTTCTTGATTTTACAGAAAGAAATCCATTCGGTGAATATGGAAAATTAAAAGGTGACTTTTGATGTTAGGACCACATTTTTACAACGAAGCTATTAGAAAAACCGTAGTTTCTTTTGGAACTCTTTTTAATAATATAGAAATTAAGAAGAAAGACCCAACACTAGGAACACTACTGGAAACAGAAAAAGTTCCGTTGGCTTACGGTCCACAAGAAAAGTTTTTATATAGATTAGACGAAAATCCTACTGGTACAAAAAGAGTAGCAATTACTTTGCCACGAATGTATTTTGAAATGACTGGGGTATCTTATGATAGTAGCAGAAAAACTAGTCCCATACAAAAATATAAAACAATTATTAATGATAATGGTACTGAAGTAAGAGTCCAATACGTCCCTGTTCCATACAATATGGAATTTGAATTGGGTATTATTGCAAAATCTCAAGACGACGGACTACAAATTCTTGAACAGATTTTACCATACTTTCAACCAAATTTTAATTTAACTATCAATTTCATTCCAGACATGAGTGAAAAAAAAGATGTGGCTATTGTTTTAAACAGTATAGATTATGCTGATAGTTGGACCGAGGATTTTATGCAAAAAAGGAGCATTGTTTGGTCATTAAAATTTACCGCCAAATCTTATGTTTATGGTCCATTCAATAAAGCAGATATTATCAGAAAAGCAATTATATATGAAACAGTGGGTGACGCTGATACAAATAAGAGAAATGCCAGATATACCTATACTCCTAAAGCATTGAAAGATAATAATAACGATGGTGTTATTAATGCTGCGGATGATTTACTAGTAACAGCTGATGATGATTTTGGATTTAATGAAGGTATAGACATGCTATGAAAAATGAGTTTGAAAAAAATATGGAACAAATATTTGATATTAATGTTTCCGAAAAAGAATCTATTGTAATAAATTCAAATAAAAAAGAAATAAAAGAAGATCCAACCGAAGATTATGAATATACCAGGGGTCAGTTATACGACCTCATAGAGAAGGGTCAGGAGGCGGTACAAGGCGCTCTAGAGGTTGCTCAAGAGTCAGGTCACCCCAGAGCATATGAAGTCGCTGTGAACGCTATGAAGCAGGTCTCAGACATGACTGATAAATTAATTGACCTACAACAGAAGATGAAGAATCTTAGTAAAGAAGAATCTAAAAAAGGACCAACCTCTGTTACTAACAACGCTATCTTTTTGGGAAGCACTGCAGACCTACAGAAGATGCTAAAGCGTGGGAAAGTAGAGGAAGAATAAATATAAAATAAATGGTAAAAAATGTCTTATATTAGACACGATAAAGATAACAATCCAGTTGTCCCACAACCAACATCCAATACTATAACACTTTACGGTGGAACTGAAGGTTGGTCTGCAATTACATACAAAGCATGGAATGGGAATTACGTTGCTAGAAATTTAGATAATACAGTAAGAACTCCTGGAACATATCAAGCAAGAAAATCTGATAATACAGTCAGAACTCCTGCCGCGTATCAACGTCACGATAAAGATAATAATCCTATCTTAAGTTAGATTCTATAATGAAAACCATCAAAGAAATTAGAGAAGCGGCAAACGCAGCACAGCAAGCAGCGATTGCTGTAAATATGAAGAAGGCAGGTAAAAAACCCAAGGATATGAAAGAGAATCATATCGCTGTTGCTATGGGTAGAGAGATTGATGATGAAGGTGGAATGATTATGAGTCAACTTGATACTATTGAAAATGCTGTTCAGCGTCTTCGTGGCGTAGTGCAAGACCCTAAAATGCAACTTCCTGGTTGGGTGCAATCTAAAGTAACTCTTGCTTGTGACTACATTGATACGGCAGCAGATTATATGACTAGCAAAACTGAAGAAGTTGACTACGTAGACGAATCTGCTTGGACTAAGAAGGAAGGGCAAAATAAAAATGGAGGACTCAACGAAAAAGGTAGAAAATCTTACGAGCGCGAAAATCCTGGAAGCGACCTTAAAGCACCTTCAAAAAAGGTTGGAAACCCCCGCAGGGCGTCATTCTGTGCCAGAATGAAAGGAATGCGTAAGAGACAAAAAGATAGCAATAACACTGGTGAAGATCGCTTATCTAAATCATTGAGAGCTTGGAATTGCTGACATTTGTTACTTGACAAACATTTTTTTGTAATATATAGTAATACTTCAATCTTACTGTAAGTTTTATGCAAACAAAAACTTGCCCTAAATGCGGGGCTTGCTGGATTGGTGGTCAGCATTTTTGGTCTGGCACTACCAAGAAAGGCAACGAGACAGAGCTTGCTAGTTTAGTTTGTGATAACGAAAGAATAGGCGATGATACATGTATTAACCCAGCAAAAGGAACAACAAAAGGTGACGGGTGGAAAAAAAGGTTAAATACATTAATAGTATTTGAAAAACAATCAAAAAAATCAGATGAATGATAGTAGTGTTTACTTAGGTAACCCTCTTCTTAAAAAAGCTAATGTTCCTATTGAATTTACAAAAGCACAAATAGAAGAGTATATTAAATGTAAAGATGATCCAGTATATTTTGCAAACAGTTATGTAAAAATTGTTTCTGTTGATGAAGGATTAATTCCTTTTAAGATGTATGATTTTCAAAAAGAATTGGTTCGAAGATTTCATCATAACAGATTTAATATAGCTAAATTACCCAGACAAACTGGTAAGTCAACAACTGTTGTTTCTTACCTACTCCATTATGCTTTATTTAATGATAGTGCAAACATTGGTATTCTTGCCAACAAAGCATCCACTGCTCGTGACCTATTAGGAAGATTACAGACAGCATACGAGAATCTTCCTAAATGGTTACAGCAAGGTGTGATCGTTTGGAACAAGGGTTCT